TTAAGAAAAAATTTGGAGTCTTGTCCGGATCAAAAGGATCTTATCCTGTGTTAACTAATCTTAAAAAGATAGATCTTGATCCAGAACCAGAGTACGAGTTTGATGTAACAAAACCAGATGGTATCAGCACAGCAACGGTACATTGTAGATCTGTTGAACATTTAAATGATCAACGTAAAAGACGTAATTCAATATCCAAAGCTGCAGGATTCTTACCACCATTAATCAAAGGTGATCAAGAACAATCAGTCATGGATGCTTTGTATGCAACACAAAAAATTGTACACCCGCCTATAGGTACATCACCAAAAGAAAAACTACATGATGTATTACATGCTAAGATAAATGGACCAAGAGCTACGAGTGATGCAGCATTTAAAACTGGATCTGTATTAATAGAAAACGATATGGCATTTTTTAAGTTTGAAAAATTTTTTGATAAACTAAAAGCAAAGAACTGGAAGTATAGTGAAGATAAAACAGGACGTATGATGCAAGTTATATATCAAGACTGTGAAATAGATTTTCTAGAACAAAAAAGATTTCCATCAAAAGAGACAGGTAAATATAATTCTTCTACAAAGAATGTGGTACAGATAAATATAAAATCATTTGAAGAGGTACCAATACACCATACAAAAATAAAACATAAGACGGAGATAATGTGATAAGTAGAAAATTATTCGGGCCTCCGGGCACAGGGAAAACAACTAAGTTATTAAAATATGTAAAAACTTTTGTAAAACTTGGTACACCAATAGATAAGATAGGATACTTTGCATTTACAACTAAAGCAGCGAATGAAGCTATAGATAGAATGTTAGACTATCACACAGCCTTTCAAAGAAAAGATTTAAAATATTTTAGGACACTACATTCTCTTGCATTTACAAGACTTGGATTAAAAAAATCAGAAGTATTACAAGACGAACACTACGAAGATATTGGTAGAAAGTTAGGTATACAGGTTACAGTATATTCTAATGGCCAGGAGTCTACAGGATTTGTAGATTCTAACAGCGAATATTTTAATCTTATTAATGCAGCTAGAATAAAAGAAACATCTATTGAGGATGAGTACAACACAGGAATGTATTCTCAAGATATGGATAAACAATTATTACAAATTATTTCAGATGAATTACAAAACTACAAAGACTCTTTTAAACTAGTAGATTTTACAGACATGATAGAAAAATTTATTGTGTCCACATTGTGTCCAAAATTAGACATAACATTTATTGATGAAGCTCAGGATTTGTCACCGATACAATGGAAAATGGTAGATATTATCTGCAAAAATTCCAAACATGTTATACTAGCCGGTGATGACGATCAAGCAATTTATGGCTGGGCTGGGGCAGATGTAAAAAAATTTCAGCAAATTTTATCAAAGAAGGACATAATTTTGCCACAATCTTACAGAGTTCCAAGCATGGTCCAGCACATAGCTGATCAGATATTAAACAGAATACCAGATGATCGAAGGGTTAAAAAACAGTGGTCTGCACGGCCTGAGATGGGCACAGTTAGCCATATTACATCTTTTGAGGACCTACCCCTATACAAAGACAACTGGTTAATTCTGGGGCGTTACAACGATAGATTGCACAAACTTATGCCACGATTGAAAGATATGGGTATCTACTACCAATTCAAGGGTAGAAAGAGTTTTAAGGTTTCCCTCTTTAGAACGATTATAAACTACACTCGTTGGCAAAAAGGAGAGTTGTTATCATTGTCAGAAGTAAAAGATGTTTTAGAATGTGTGGGTAGTAATTTGAAACCTACTGAAGAAAAAATGTATGATCTTGCAGAATTTAATTTTGACAAGACTATTAACTGGTTCGATGTATTCGTAGTAGATTATGAAGAGTGTTTATACATACGTGAGATGTTAAGCAACGGAGAAAAATTATCACAAGATGCGAGAGTAAAATTATCTACAATACATGCAGCAAAAGGTGGTGAGTCTGACAATGTATTATTAATTTTAGATAATACAAAAACAATTAGAGAATCTACAGAAAGAAGTGAAGACAAAGCCGATGAAGAAAACAGAGTATGGTATGTAGGTGTAACAAGAACAAAACAAAATCTTTACATACTAGCAGCTAAAAAGGAGGACAGAGGTTATGACATCGAAAGTTTGGGATAAACAACACGGCGGATCACATTATCAAAAATATAAAATACAGCCGAGTAAGTTTGTAGTGGAGAATGAATTGCTATATCCTGAAGGTTGTGCTATAAAATATATAATCAGACACCGTGATAAAGGAAAGAAGCAAGATATATTGAAAGCGATACACTTTTTAGAAATGATTATTGAAAGAGATTATAATGAAAATTCCTAAGTTTGAAGCACAAACAGAATGGGTAAAACCCACGGAGTTTCCTGATTTACGTCAGGTTGATGAGATTGCAATTGACTTAGAGACAAAAGATCCAGACTTGTTAAAGAAAGGATCTGGTTCCG